TGGATCTTTATTATCACCTCTAACTGTTCTAATGTAATAAGGATTATGTCTTGCATGTATACCACTAGCACTATCAACTAATTGACTTACAGTACCTGAAGGTTTAACACAAGTAATAGCAGTTGATTGTGGTATGCCTAATTTTTTAGCAAGTTCTTTGTTAGTATCTATTGCATGTTGTTTTAATACTTCTAATCTAGGAGCTAGACCATCAATAGTATTGAGCTCAACAGAGTCCATAATACCTGTCAAAGATACGCCAAGTAATCTTTCTTCTTCAGTATTGTTCTGCCATCTCTTACGAAGATAACCAAAGTTTGTAAAGGTAGATTGTATTGTACCTAATATCGTAGCAAGTTTAACTTTCTTTACGAGTGTAGTCATAGTATCAGTAGAACGACACACAACTTCAGTTAAGTTACAGAATTGATTAGGTCTTAATATAATTTCACTACAAGGATTAGTACCAAAATCCCAATCAGCATCTCGTCTACCATTCTCTGCAGCTTTAGCTTTAGCAGATTGTCTATTAAAGATACCTCTCTCACCTGATTTACTTTCATATAAAGACAACCATTCTTTCATAAAAATACCTGGATCTGGTTTCTCTGTGTATGCTACAGAGTTATTAGCTAATGCTCTTTGTGGATTTTCATTCCACCACTCACCCATTTTAGCACCACGAATACGTTGATCAGAAAGATTAGACAAAGAAATAAGAGCTGATCTTCTAACACCACCTACTACGACAACCTCACCTGTCTTACATACAATGTCATGGCATTCCATAGAAGATAATTTTCTACCTCTTGCTTCTTTAAATTTACTAATAGTAAAATCAAAGAGATCAACTAAAGGTTGTGGTCCACTAGCTCTACCACCAAAGGTTTTAAGTCTAGCACCTGCAGGTCTAACTTTTGTTACACTTATCTTGGGTATACGTGCAGTATATAAAAAAGAAATAAGATCTCTAAATGCTCTTGCCCATCCTTCTTTAGAATCAGCAACAGAAATAACATCATCTGTATTTTCAAACTCTTGATCAGGTATAGTAGGAAGCTTGTCAGCATACTGTCTTTCAACAGAGAAACCTACACCTGTACCATTCATAAGGATATATAACACCTCATCAAATGCTTTTGGACTATCAATAGGAATATAAGAACAGTTATATCCTGCTATATTTTCTCTATCTAATGCTCCACCTGAAGTCATTAAAGCTCTCATAGATGGCATCACTTGTAAAGATAATATAGCTTCTTCTAACTCTGTCCATTCTTTATTTTTAAGTACACCTTTATAGTGTACGTCTATATGATTTTTAAAGTACACAATAAGTCTGCTTACAGTTTCAGTCCATGTCTCTCTTCTGCCTTCTT